TGATAGTAGCAAGAAGCGTGCCAAAAATGACCATAAAAAAATATATGCTCCTATGTCTCATTTTGGCATAGAATTTGCTGATGCAAGATTTGTGCCAAGTTACATAAAGTAAACTGATACAATAACAGTTTACGTATTATAAAAAATGTAATAAAATCAATAGATTATTCTTAACAACTTGGTAAAAATTATTTTTTTGCGTCAATCTTGCCAAAAAACTATCATTTTTGCACGTGCCATGCGACTGCCACACCCCCGTACCCACGTTATATGCATGTACAAATACACAGATTAGGAAAATCAAGTGTTAACCACTAAGATAACTGTTAATATGTTTTTTAAAAGTATATGAATAAGGGCAGCCGGGCAAACACTTTAACTGATTTGACATCTTAATAAAAATATGATACAACTAGGTTACATTTAAAATGTTAACATTTATAATGTTATATACATTTAATATATAATAACATTTATAATGTGTCTTATCCTGACAACCCCCTACGTAAATATACATTGAACTTGACAATGAGGAAAAAATCCGTAAAACTATATACAGATAATGTGCTTAAAACATTTTATCGTGCTGTCCGTACTAATAGATTAGATAAATTACATATCCCCCATAGTGATGTTTACTACGTAAGAGCAGCAGTCGAGGCTCGTAGTGGACAAAAGTTTTCGTTAGCACATGTAGAAAGGATAATGAAAGAAGAGGGATGGAAAGATACGTAAATGTACGAATTATTTGTGTTAGCTTGTCTGATGCATCAGCCTGATATGTGTGTAACACTCAAAGATTTATATAGTCCACATCCAACTCATGACAAATGTTTATCAAGAGCTTACGAAATAGCACAAGGTATGCCCATACATATGCCAATGTATTACCCTAAAAGTTATAAATGCTTGGATATGACCATAGAAGGTGAAAAATTAAACACAAAATGGCAGCTAAAAAACGAAAAAGAGGTGGATTAAAAGGTTTTACCCAAAAAAGTGGGGATATGAGACCTACAAAATCAGGTGCGGGTATGACTGCAAAGGGTGTTGCTAAGTATAGAAGGCAAAATCCGGGCAGTAAACTAAAAACAGCAGTAACTGAGAAGAAACCAACAGGAAAAAGAGCAGCAAGACGTAAATCTTTCTGTGCTAGAAGTGCAGGACAGATGAAAAAGTTCCCAAAAGCTGCTAAAAATCCTAATAGTAGGTTAAGACAAGCAAGAAGAAGGTGGAGGTGTTAATGGGATTAGCTGAAGCAAAAAGAATACTAACAGATTCGGAAAAACATAGTAGAAGATTAGTAGAACAAGCAAAAGAAGTTGTAGAAAGATTTGCACAAAAGGGAGAAAAACCAATGAAACTAGTTGAAGGTAAAACAAAAATGGCGTATGGTGGTACTGTTATGGGCAAAAGGCACATGTATGTGGCAGGAGGCTCTGTTAAAATGAATCCGGGACTAATGGCACTACGTAAATCCAGTCCTGAAGCATTTGCAAAAATTACTAAAGGTAAAAAAGTAGAATAATGGCTAAACCAAACTTCAGTAAATTTACAGATGATGAACTATTACAAGTTGCTAAAGTTAAAATAGCAAAATCTAAAGATGTAAACAAAGCCAATAAGATGATTTTAAATCAATTTGAAAAGAACTTAAAGGCGATCAATATCCCAAACAAATTTACTGATCCTATAATGAGAAAAGTTAAACAATCAGTTTCAATGGATAAGTCTGCAAGTGATAATGTTAAAAAGGCTAAAGGTGTAATATCAAAAGAGTTAAAAAATGTTGTTAAAAATTTAAAAGCGAAGCCTACAAAAAGACCTGCATCAATAACTATACAATCAGACACAAACATATCTTTAAAAAGAAGTCCAAAGACAAAAGCAGGTAGTGGTATATCAGAAACAAGACGTAGATTTAACGCAGCATTTAGAAAAGCTAGAAATGCAGGTAAAGCAACATTTACTTTTGATGGCAAAAAATTCACAACTAATTTAAGAAAAGATAAAAAGAAAACATCTCCTTCTTTACCAAAGATGATAACATTAAGAAGTGGTAAGAAGGGAACAATAGCTCAAAGATTAAAAGAAATAGATAGAGAGAAAGCAGCTAACAAGACATTGTCCTTAGTAAGGTCAAGTATGAGAGCCAAGAAATAGGAGACTTAAATGGCAAAAAAATCTGATATGACTCTTACAGAGTTAAGAGCGTTAATAAAAGATTTCTATCCTAATCTTAGTATGAAAGAATTTAATGCTTTAACTAAGGGTGCGATGGATGTGAAAAAAGATATGAAAGCGAAAGGTGGAGTATCAATGAAAAAGAAAACAAAGTACATGGCTAAAGGTGGAATGAAAAAGACCAAATACATGGCTAAGGGTGGAATGAAGAAAACAAAGTACATGTCAAAGGGAGGCATGAAGAAAACAAAGTACATGTCAAAGGGAGGCATGAAGAAAACTAAATATATGTCAAGGGGTGGTGCGGCAAGACGTAAATAATGTCTTACCTAATAAGTAACGTTCCACACTTTAAATGTTGGGTAAGAAAAGAGTTTACTTCTAACCACATGAAGTATCATGGTGAATTTCTCCATGCTATTGCTTTTGCAGTTAATACTATACCAGACAGGTCATTAAGTTTTCAAGTTGTCTTCACAGGATGTGACGAAGATGAAAATGTTCATGGTGGTGCAATGTGGGCAAGAATGCCAATACAGGCACTTGTAGCAGATATACCACTAGATGAATGGGCAGAACCAATGGAAGATCATTTATGTCAGCCTTGGGACTGTGAGTCTAGACATCATGCAGTTACAGTTATGGATAGGGTTAGTTCCTCTCCGTGGCTATGTAAAATAGACAATGCTTTTTATACTGCTAAATATTTATTTACTGTAGATTATACAGAGAGTGATATAGCAGATGATCCTGCACAACACAAACAATCACATGTGTTGTATTTAACAGATGCAGGTAAATGGACAGGTAATATTGTGGCACTTCCAAATAACAGAGTAAGAGCAACAAGTCCTGCTTTATGGGTTACTGGTGAAGGTGCTCCTGATTTTGCACCATCTCAGTGGTTACACTCTGCAGAAGCTCATGAGTCATATCTTGACCCATATACGACATTCAATAATTTATATTCCGATGGTAGCCAAACTAAAAACAATAAAAAGAAAAATAAGAAGTAAACAAAAGTTAGGCTTTTCTGAAAGAGCTAGAGCAGTAAATAAAGGATTACTACCAAGTGTCTCCAAAAAAAAGAAATTACAAAAAAGAATATAAGAATTACCATAGTAAGACCGAGCAAGTTAAAAACAGACAAAGTAGAAACAAAGCTCGTAGAATACTAAAGAGTAAAGGTGTGAATGTAAAAGGCAAAGATGTTGCACACAAGAATGGCAATCCAAAAGATAATAGAACAGCCAATCTTACAGTAAAGTCAGCATCGAAGAATAGGTCTTTTAGAAGAACCCGTCAGTCTAAAAAAAGAAACCCAATGGCATAAATTATGGCAATAAAAAAAGCTAAAAAAACAATTAAAAAAGTAACATCTAAATTAAAAAAAGCTAGTAAAGCTCATGCAAGTCAGGCAAAAGCATTATCTGCTATTAAGTTAAGAAAAGGTGGTAGTACAGTAAACAAAGCAGGTAACTATACTAAACCTACAATGAGAAAAAGAATTTTTAATAGAATTAAAGCAGGTGGCAAAGGAGGTGCTCCGGGTCAGTGGAGTGCTCGTAAAGCTCAGATGTTAGCTTCTGCTTATAAAAAAGCAGGGGGAGGATATACAAGCTAATGCCACATTATACTAGACCATTAAAAAAAGTAATCAAAGGATTAAAGAAGGCATCTAAACTTCATGCAAGTCAAGCTAAAACTTTGACTAAAATAAACAAAGACCAAAAGAAAGGGTACAAAAAAGTTGGTAAAAAGAAAAAAGCGTGACCCTAAAGTTGGCACAGGTAAAAAACCGAAAGGGTCGGGCAGACGTTTATACACGGATGAAAACCCTAAAGACACAGTTAGCATCAAGTTTGCCACACCGACAGACGCAAGAAACACAGTTAGAAAAGTTAAAAAGGTCAATAAACCATATGCGAGAAAGATACAGATACTTACAGTCGGTGAGCAAAGAGCAAAAGTAATGGGCAAGACTGAAGTTGTTGCCATATTTAAAAAAGCAAAAGAAAGTTTAAAAAGAGCAAATGAGCGAAAAAAGAAAAAGGTGTAAGACTTGCGAATGTTACGATTGCGACTGCGAAGAATGCTCATGCGATTGTCATCACAATGATCGAGTTCTTACTGATATTCATGATAGACAAACAAATAGTCAATCAGACACAGAGATTTAAGAGTATTGATAGATGTTTGTATTTTGCAGAAAGACTGCACGACCAACCCCAAATACCAACAGAGGATGGAAATAAACGTATAACTGCATATTGTAAACCTGTAAGGAAGTAGAATGTTAGCAGAATTAGCAGCGGCAAATGCTGCCTTCGGTGTAATAAAAAGTTTCATAAGCAACGGAAAAGAACTTGCCAGTTGTGGAAAACAAATTTCTGATTTTGTATTTGCAAAAGAAGAGATAGAAAGAAAAGCAAAGAAACAAAGAGCTAAAGGTGTACGCACAAATGATTTAGAAGAGTTCATGGCTTTAGAAGAATTAAAGCAAAAAGAAGAAGAACTTAAACAAATTATGATATATGCAGGTAGACCGGGATTATGGGCAGATTGGCAAAAGTTTCAAGCAGAAGCTAGAAAGTCAAGACGATATGCAGAGAAGATGGCTCAGAAAAGAAAAGAAGAGCTTCTTGAAATCATGGGTTATAGTATAGCGTTTATAGCTTTGTTAGCATTGGGTGGATTAATATTATACTTTGTAGGTAAGTGGACAGGTAAATTATGATACAGTGGATACTAAATATATTTAAGAAAAGTCAAGGAGACTTATCACAACATAGACTTCATACAACTAAATATGAAGATTTATGTATGTAAGGATATAAAATGGCACTTAAAAAATCTCAGAGGTCTTTAGTTGCGTGGACAAAGCAAAAATGGAGAACCAAGTCAGGTAAACCTAGTACACAAGGGAGTAAAGCAACTGGCGAACGTTATTTACCTTCGGCAGCGATTAAGGCTCTTTCTCCCAGTGAATACGCCGCCTCTACTGCTGCTAAACGAAAAGCGAAGAGAGCAGGTAAACAGGTATCTAAACAACCCAAAAAGATTGCAAAGAAAACATCAAGATTTCGTAAATTCAGTTAAGGTAAAAGAAAAGCTAAGAGCAGAAAGATTAAAGGAAAAAATAGAAAATGATACAAGCATTAATAGGACCAATCGCAAATCTCGCAGGAACATGGTTTCAAAACAAGCTAGAAAAAACAAAAGCAGAAGGTAAAGCAAAAGTAGCAGAAGCAAAAGCTAGAGCAACTGTAGCAGAGAAAGTGGCTTCAGGTAAAATAGAGTGGGAAGGCAAAATGGCAGATGCTACAAATGATTCATGGAAAGATGAATTTGCGTTAGTTGTTTTACTAGCACCTGCAATATTAGTATTTATTCCGGGAATGAGAGAGTATGTTCAAAGTGGATTTGAGGTGTTGGCAACATTGCCTGATTGGTATCAATACTTGTTATACATAGCTATATCTGCATCTTTTGGTATCAAAGGTGTGGGTCAAGCAGCTAAGATGTTGAAACGCAAATGAGCCTCAAAACATTGACATTTTTAAAATTATCTGATATAACAAGTAGAATATCAGTATACTTTTGGCACAAACATGTGCAAGAAATCCGTAAACAACAATACAAACAAGGACTCCGACCATGAATATAGATGTGTTACGAAAAGAAATAGAAGCTGACGAGGGATGTAAATACGAAACTTATCATTGCAGTGAAGGTCATTTGACCGGGGGAATAGGACATTTGATTACTGAGTGGGATGAAGAAGTATATGCAGGACCTATTGGCACACCTATATCTGAAGAACAAGTGCAAGAGTGGTTTGAAAAAGATGTTCAGACTGCAATAAATGACTGTCAAGATATATTTAATGATTTTGATTCTTTGCCTGAGGACATACAACACGTGTTAATAAATATGGCATTCCAACTTGGAGGTCCTCGTTTACGTAAATTTAAGCTCATGATTGCTGCAGTAGAAGTAGAGGACTATCGTGAAATGTCTTTGCAAATGGAAGACAGTAGATGGTTTAAACAAACAACAAATAGAGCACAACGTTTAATTGATAGAGTTATTAAACACGGAGTTCCTTTATGAAGAAGAGAGAACTAACTGAAAGACAACAAAAGTTCTTAGACGTTTTATTTGAACAAGCGAATGGTGATCCTACTCAAGCAAAAATACTTGCAGGTTACTCTGAGCATTCATCTACATCTTCTATTGTTGCTACAATGAAAGATGAAATAATGGATGCAACTCAATTATACATGAGTAGAAATGCACCTAAGGCAGCAGTGGCTATGGTTAGTGGCATAGATGATCCAACACAATTAGGTATCAGAGATAGACTTGGTGCAGCAAAAGAATTGCTTGATAGAGTAGGATTAATTAAAACTGAGAAAGTACAAGTAGAAGCATCAGGTGGTGTTATGTTATTACCACCGAAGAAAAAGTAATGCCAAAGATACTTGACAGATTAGTATCTCAGCTTATGGACAAAGGGCATAGCAAAAGTGCAGCTTATGCCATAGCAACTAAAAGTCTACAAAGAAGTGGCAATTTAAAAAAGGGAACACAAAAAGCTACTAGAAAAGGTAAAATACAAGGAAAGAAAACACCTTCTCAAAGAGCTAAAGAAAGAGCAGCAAAGAAGTCAAAAAGAAAACCATCTGATTACAAATATAACAAAAAGAAGAATACTGTAAAACTAAAGAAATGAATAGAAGTTTAGGAAAGTGGAAGCTACCACAACCAACAGATTTAAAAGATGAAGATGAAAAAGAGTGGATACAGATACCACGAATAGCTAGAACAATACCTTTTGGCTATGTTATAAATAAAGAGGATTCTGAACTACTTGATCCTGTGCCTTATGAGTTAGAGGCATTAGAACTTGCTAGAAAACACGTGAAACAGTTTTCTTATCGTGAAGTAGCTAATTGGCTAACAACTAAAACAGGAAGAGATATATCTCACGTAGGATTAAGAAAAAGATTAATGCATGAGCAACAACGTAAGAACAAGGCTAGAACTCTTAGAAAATGGTCTGAATACGCCCAAAAGGCAATACAAAAAGCGAAAACCATCGAAGAAAGTAGAATCGGAGCAAAAGCCTAAGATAATAGAAGAGGTAGAAAGCATACCTGTTGAAGAACAGAATGTTGTTTTCAAACCTAACGAAGGACCTCAAACAGAGTTTCTTGCGTCACCTGAGAGAGAAGTCTTATATGGTGGTAGTGCAGGTGGTGGTAAATCTTATGCTATGTTAGCAGACCCACTACGATATATGAATCATCCACAGTTTAGTGGATTATTATTAAGACATACCACGGAAGAGTTACGAGAACTTGTGTGGAAGTCAAGAGAGTTATACCCTCTCATATACAAAGGCATCAAGTGGTCAGAACGAAAGATGCAATGGGTAGCACCATCAGGTGCAAGACTATGGATGTCATACCTAGATCGTGATGATGATGTTCTAAGATATCAAGGTTTAGCATTTAGTTGGATAGGCTTTGATGAATTAACACAGTGGTCAACGCCATTCGCTTGGAACTACATGAGATCAAGATTACGTTCTACTGCTCCTGATCTACCTGTGTACATGAGAGCAACAACAAACCCCGGAGGTCCGGGACATCAATGGGTTAAAAAGATGTTTATTGACCCAGCACCATACGGAAGAGCATTTGATGCCACAAACATTGAAACAGGAAAGGTTCTTAAATATCCTGATGGACACCAAAAAGCAGGTGAGGCATTATTTAAAAGAAGATTCATACCTGCTCGATTATCTGATAATCCGTACTTGTCAAGTCAAGGAGACTACGAAGCAATGCTTCTTTCCTTACCTGAACACCAACGTAAACAATTGCTTGAAGGCGATTGGGATATTAAAGAAGGTGCTGCTTTTACTGAGTTTAACAGGGATATTCATGTTGTTGAACCTTTTGACATTCCAAGAAATTGGGTTAAGTTTCGTGCATGTGATTATGGTTATGGGTCTTATAGTGCTGTGTTGTGGTTTGCTGTTAGCCCAGATGAGCAACTTATATTATATAGAGAGTTATATGTTTCTAAAGTCCTTGCCACAGATTTGGCAGAAATGGTACTAGACTTAGAACATGAAGATGGTAATATAAAGTATGGTGTCTTAGATAGTTCTCTTTGGCATAGACGTGGAGACACAGGACCTTCACTAGCAGAACAAATGATACAAAGGGGATGTCGTTGGAGACCATCAGATAGAAGTAAAGGTAGTCGTGTGGCAGGTAAAAATGAAATACATAGAAGATTACAAGTAGATGAATTTACAGAAAAGCCAAGAATGGTGTTTTTTAATACATGTACAGAAACAATAGCACAAATACCTGCAATACCTTTAGATAAAAAGAATCCTGAAGATGTGGATACAAGAGCAGAAGATCATATCTATGACGCACTAAGATATGGAGTAATGACTAGACCTAGATTTAGTATATTTGATTATGACCCTATGGGTAGACCTTCACAAGGTATGCCTGTAGCAGATGCAACGTTTGGATATTAATATGGCTGAAGAAGATATTCCTGTAGAAATAGAATCAGTATCTTTAGAAGATACAGATGATACTGTGGTAGCAGATGCAGGTACAAATAATATAATACCTTTTATTATGGAAAAGTATTATCGTGCAGATGATTATCGTGAGCAAGACGAACAACGATGGTTAAGAGCATACAGAAATTATAGAGGATTATATGGTTCAGATGTACAATTCACTGAAGCAGAAAAATCTAGAGTATTTATAAAAGTTACAAAGACGAAGACGTTAGCAGCATATGGACAAATTGTTGATGTTCTATTTGCTAACAATAAGTTTCCGTTGAGTGTAGAGCCAACGGAGTTACCTGAAGGAGTAGCAAAAGATGTTTCGTTTGACCCCAAAGAACCTGAAGAAATTGCCAATAAAAGCATGGAATCGCCTTATGGATTTCGTGGCGATGGTAACGATTTACCTAAGGGAGCGACTGAGAGAAGCCTACAAGAAAGGCTCGGACCTTTGCAAGAAAAGTTGTCAGAGGTTGAAAATCTTAAAGAGGAGGCTGGTAAAACGCCTTCTTCCGTAACTTTTAGTCCTGCTATGATCGCAGCAAAAGCTATGGAAAAAAAGATAATGGATCAACTAGAAGAGTCAGGAGCAAATAAATCTTTAAGAAGTACTGCATTTGAAATGTCTTTATTTGGTACAGGTGTCATGAAAGGACCTTTTGCAGTGGATAAAGAATATCCTAATTGGGGAGATGACGGAGAATACGATCCAACATTTAAAACAATACCTCAAGTGTCACATGTATCTGTATGGAATTTTTATCCTGATCCTGATGCAACAAACATGGATGACGCACAATATGTCATTGAGAGACATAAAATGTCTAGATCACAATTACGCTCATTAAAAAAGAGACCACATTTTAGAGAGCAGGTTATAGAAGAGGCTATAGATGCAGGAGAAAATTACGACAAAAAGTCATGGGAAGACGATTTAGCAGACTACGCACCTGAAAATTATATTGAAAGATACGAAGTATTAGAATATTGGGGTAACTGTGATGTTGATATTTTGTTACAACAAGACATTGAAATACCAAAAGAATTACAAAAACTAGACGAGATACAGGTCAACGTATGGATATGTAATGGTAAACTTATTAGAATGGTTATAAATCCATTTAAACCTGCAAGAATACCTTATGTAGCAGCACCATATGAACTTAATCCATATTCATTTTTTGGTGTTGGTATTGCAGAAAACATGGATGATACACAAACATTGATGAATGGTTTTATGAGAATGGCAGTAGATAATGCAGTATTATCAGGTAATTTATTAATAGAAGTAGATGAAACTAATTTAGTTCCGGGTCAAGACTTATCAGTATATCCCGGAAAAGTATTTAGAAGACAGGGTGGAGCACCCGGACAAGCTATCTTTGGAACTAAGTTTCCTAATGTAGCAGGAGAAAATTTACAACTATTTGATAAAGCAAGACAGTTAGCAGACGAAAGCACAGGATTACCCTCGTTTGCTCATGGGCAGACAGGTATAACAGGTGTAGGCAGAACTGCATCAGGCATATCCATGTTAATGAATGCTGCCAGTGGCAGTATAAAAACTGTAATTAAAAATGTTGACGATTATTTATTAAAGCCATTAGGAGAAGGCTTATTTAAATTTAACATGCAGTTTGACTATGATCCACAAATAAAAGGTGATTTAGAAGTAAAAGCTCGTGGCACAGAAAGTCTTATGGCTAACGAAGTTAGATCACAGAGATTGATGCAATTCTTACAAGTATCATCTAATCCTGCATTAGCACCTTTTGCCAAGTTTCAGTACATAATACGTGAAATAGCAAAAGCTATGGATTTAGACCCTGACAAAGTTACAAACAATATGGATGAAGCTGCACTACAAGCAGAACTCATGAAAGATTTTAGAGCACCCCAACAAGAGCAAGCTCAACCACAAGCACCTGCAGGAGTAGACCCAAGCGATCCTACAGGATCAGGTGGAGGAACAATAGGTACAGGAATAGCACCTACACCTCAAGAGCAAGGATTTACAGGAAGGTCACAAGTTGGAGAACAACCACAAGCAAATACTCAGCCGACTCAAGATATTGGTCAACAACCCCAAGTTAATCAACCACTTCAATGATTACTTAGATTATAAAATAGAAGAACAACATAAAATAATGGAACAATCAGATGATTCCATATCTATACATAGATCACAAGGTTATGTGATGGCACTGAAAAGATTAAAACTATTAAGAGATGAGGTCAATGCAGAATAGTTTAAACAATCAAATGGATACTTTGTTTAAGCCTAGCAATGTTCAAACATTAGAGGAAACTGTAGACGATTTTAAAGAAATTGGAACAGGGTTACTAACAGGAACTATAGCGATTCCCTCTGATGTGGTGACAGGTGCAGAAACTGTTAACACTTTTTTAGCTGAAAATACCTATAGTCCTTTGGCAATGTTAATAAAAGATAATCTGCAAGAGTTTGAAAAAGAATATGGAAGAAAAGCATTCGATCAAGGATTTGAAGAAATAACAGGAATAAAGTCCGATCCTACAAATATGAATCAGCTTGTAGGTGAAATATTATCTCCTACAGGAGCATTTTTAGCACCTGCTAAATTAGTTGATAAATTGTCTGATGGTGCTTCTGCATTATATAGTAAGATAAAAAATACTTTATCTAGTAGCGATTTTACAAAAAATGATTTAGTTACTGAGGGAGCATATATTGATCCTATAATAGCTACTGCAAAAAAAGAAGTAAATATAAATAAACCAAAGATAGACTTAAATGTTATAGGAGAGAACACATCTTTGGGAAAAGAAAGATCAAGTGCATATAGAACTGCCGAAGCTAAAATGATAAAAGAAGCAGGGGATACACCAACTATTCAATCTGATATTGATACTATGAAAGTCCCTGCAGAAAAAGCTCCTGAAATAGCATCTTTAAAAAATTATGAAAAGTTGAATCAAGGGCAAAAGGACAAATTATTTCAAGAAACAGGAGTGTACAGAGGATCAGATGGTAAATTAAGAGTAAAAATAAATCCTAGTGAAGCAACATTAAAATTAGAAAATTTAGGATTTGCTCAAGATACAGCAGATGGTGTATTAATGAGTAATCAATTAAACTTTGATAAATTAAATAATTATAATGTTAGATTAAGAAATATGTTAAATTATGAAGATTTATATGCAAACTATGGTGATCCGATTAAAACGTCAGCAGGAACTGTAAAGTTTCAACCAATAGGTAATATATTAATAAAAAAACAAGAAGTTGATCCTGATGAAGTATATACTATGGGTAAAACATTAGCTAGTTATGATCCTGTTGAAGATATTATATATTTATCAAGTGGAGATGCAAATAAAGTTAAATCTGCATTAATACATGAGTTACAACACGCTATACAAAACAGAGAGGGTTTTGAAAATGGTGGTAGTATTCTAGGTATATTAAGAAAAAATGGCTCAGACTACATAGAGAGAAGAAAGACAAGTGCAAGAGTAAATGAGCAATTAGTAAATAAATTATTTCAAAAAATTGATTTAGCTGATGAATATATAAAAATGCAAGCTAATAGAATGTCACCAAGCGAAGCTAAATTATGGGTGCAGGAACAATCTGATCCAACATCTAGAATGATAATGTATAGTTTTGCTAAACCAGAGTTTGATACTATGATTAAAAAGTTAGCTGACAGAGAATATCGGCAAGTAGAGAGTTTAGGTCTTGATAAAATATATTTAAAAGTAGATAGAAATGGTCTTACTGCTGATGCAAATTTTACACCTATGGAAGAGCTACTTGCTAATCATTTATCTAGTAATAAAGACTTTATTGAATTTATGAAAGTACAAACAGCGTTTTTGAGACCTGAACAAAAAAGATTAGATGAGTTATACAACATAGCAGAGAAAGCCTATGTAAACAAAGGTGGTGAGGCAGAGGCAAGATATGCACAACAACTAATAGAATATGAGAATCTTTTGCCTGATCCACAAATGTATTATAAAGCAGTAGAGGAATAAATATGACTAAAATAAGAGACATGTCAAAGCTAGAAGAGGCAGCTATGAAGATGGGAATAACAGGAGAAGAGTTAAGAGCCTTTCTTCCTTTAATGCTTGAAGTTCAAGACGAGATAAACAAAGAAAAGATAAAAAATTTAAAAAAGGTTACAGAAAAAGCTAAAGGTGGAAATATAGAAAAACAAATGGAGATGTTTCAAGATGGTGGTCTTAAAGATGAAGGTAACACAGTAGACCCTGTGTCAGGAAACGATGTACCTCCGGGAGCTACACAAGAAGAAGTAAGAGATGATATACCTGCACAGTTAAGTGAAGGAGAGTTTGTATTCCCTGCAGATGTTGTAAGATATATTGGTTTAGAAAAATTAATGATGATGAGACAAGAAGCAAAAATGGGTCTCAAGATGATGGAAGAGATGGGTCAGATGGGTAATGCAGATGAAGCAACAATACCTGATGATATACCATTTAGTATTATAGATATAAATATGTCAGAAGAAGATGACGAAGTAGAAAAAAGGGCAGAGGGTGGAGTCATAGAGGCAGCAAATGGTTTTGCAGGGACAACAACTAAAACAAATCCATTAACTACTGTGCCTTCTAACATTCAAGGATCACCAACAGGTCTTAGATCATCGTATACTGCTCCTAGTATACCTACACCTACTACTGCACCCATAGGTGGATTTAAGTATAAATCTCCTATTGACACCACTAAAAAGTTTACATATAGTGGTGCTTTGGGAGAAGACTTATCACAAGCACCTGACGAGTATAGAACATATGTAAACGATGCAGGTGCAGAGATACAGATACCATTTAAAAACGGAGAGATATTAACAGGCTTTAGTGTTCCTGAAGGATTTAAAGCAAAGACAGATAGTCCTTTAGCACCTAAGATACAAACTGCTAGAACTAAAACTGCTAGAGTAGAACAACAAACAGGCAGTGATGATGGCGATAGTGAGATGGCTGATTTAGGTGGTGCAAGAACGACAATAGGTGGAGTAGATTACGCAGTGCAATATAATTTAGATGGGACAGTAGGATTACAAAGTTTAGAAAACTACCGAAATACAGGTCAAGTAAATTTTCAAAAGACAACTACAGAAATAGCAAATGCTATTAAAGATCAGACAAAGGGTCAAATAGCACAATTAGGTTATATGGGTAAACCTCAGGCAGCAGTGGCAGTTGCATTAGCTAAAAAAGCTGGAATAACAATACCGGGAATTGACAGAGTAGAAGGATTTATAAATAAAGCTAGAGTTGCTACTACTAAACTTAATAATATTAATCCTAAAGAAGTTAGCGTTTTTGATCCTGATCAATTTTTAAGAGATGATCAAGTAATAAGTGATGATGAATTTCAAAAGAAAACAGGTAAGAAAAAATCAGGAAAAGATTTAAAAGCTGGTATATTCACACCGACTGGTGGAACAGGCAAAGGTGCAGAGGGAATGACTGAGAAAGACATGAGAAGCATACAATCAGGATTACAATCTGGAACAGGTCAACTAGATACATCAGGTATAGATTTATCTAATATAG